CGCAGTAGGCACACGTGTATCCATCACGCGCTAAGACTACGAGCCTTACCTTCTTGTACTTGTTACTTACCCGTGGATCCTGCCGACCTTTGACCATCAGTAATGACCAGTCTTTCTATGGTGATCCCACGCTTGGCACGGTGTCTTATGTCTATGGGCTATGTACTTAAGGCCAAGGTCAATCTGTTTATATGGATCTTTCTCTTTCATCTTAAGTAGTTGTGGTATCCCATATGCAGAGCTATTAGGGTTATCAGCTCTTGGATTCCATAAACTCTCACGCATCCATAGCAGCTCTACACATCGATATTGTTTAGCATCGAGTAGCTTCATATGAGCATATAGTTTGTAGTTATTTACATCTCTTGGCGTGTTAATAGCTGAGGCATTAGGCATATTGACAAATAGCAATAGCCCGGCCAATAGCACCAAACTACGCCTGCGAGCTATCCGCCTCAGCGGCTCGCCTGCGAGTATGGAGCGTACTCTGTAAGTCAAATAGGCACAAGTATTACGCGTAGTCTTGAGCGTGTCCCACAGGTTATTAACCCCTGTGTATAACGCCTGTGGATAACTATTTATCATTAATACCCCTAACAATTACCTCGATGTAACTCCAAGGCTCTCGATTAATTACGTGCTTTGCTAGCTGAAAGCGCCTGTAATGATCGACTACGACTTTATCCGGTGCCGGATGTATACGCTGCCTTTGTACCTGCAATAGCGTTAATAACGGCGTGTCAAAGGCAATTATCTTAGTTTCAATATTAAGCTCTTTAGCTACTTGTAACCATATTGCCCTATGACCCGGGATCGTATGCGTACCATCTGCGATTACGTCTACGCCTAATTGTGCAGCTTGAATAGCTTTAATACGTTCATATCGCATAAACCCTTGCACATCTATACCCGGCTTTGTACGCACTGCCTCGGTATTAAATATATGCGTACCGTGCTCATAGTGATTTTCTACCCAAGTCGATTTACCCGCGCCCGGTGGCCCCATTAGTACCGTAATCATTGATGGCCCCATCCCTTACCCTTAAAGCTTATGCCGGGAGCGTGATATACCTGCCTCATATGCGTACCGCAGCACATAGGCGCAGCGTTTGAGGTTATAGGTTGTTCAAGCTCATAACGAATATTGCAGCTAATACATTCATACTCATACATCGGCATCTTGGGCCTCCATACGGCACACGCCCATAACACCGCATTTAGTGCATTGGAGCGTTTTAACGTTAGGTGGCAAGTTATCCGTAATGATGCGCTCGATCTGATCCGTAACTTTCTTACACTTACGGCACTCATATTTGTATGTAGTCATTAGGCCCTACATTCTGCGCATAACCATATTACGACTTCTTGGCCTACATCGCGTACTTGTAGCCCTCCTGAGCTTGATACCCAATTATGACACTGATCGCACTGATCCATTTTTACAACCGTCATATCGCCGTTATCGTGAATAGTAGTTGCAAAGCCGTCTTTAATAAATGTTAATTCTCCCATTACAATTTAACCGCCTTGTCTATATGTAAAAGCGTTACCTCTTTGTCAATAGCCGGAGCCTTATTAAAGGTGCTAGCCGGTAAACGCTTTGTAGTCCAGGTAACCGTAATTTTGCGTAGGTTAAACGCGTATATGCCCTTAGGCGTTGAGTTAATGTAAAACGGCGTAAAGCCTAGCTTGTCGGCTTGCTGCACAAGTGACTCATACTTATCCTTCTCAAGTATCAGCTCGTCGTAATGCGTGTGTCTGCATTTGAGCTCTATCTTAAGCCTATAGCCGTTACTGGTCGCATCGATGTACTCGAAAGCATCGCCTGACATCTCTAGATCCTCAAGGTACTTACCTTTGATGTAATCAAAGAGACTTTGCTCGGTCATACTTGGGGCTTCCATTTTCCGTCACTAGCCAGTACGTGCCAATTCGGTGCACACTGAGTCGCCTTTGTGCGTTCGGTGCAGAAATAACCGCCCCAATTCTTAGGCGATCCAATTGCGGCCTGTTTCCATATCATCGTACCGTGAGAGCAGCGAGGGGCAGCTGCGACTTGAGCACCGCCTAAACTCTGCTCGATTTCACCGATGGCACTGGCCATAGTAGGCATATCCTCGATTGCCGCCTTTTTGCTCCACGGATCCGGGTCTGCCGGTAGTGTCTCGACCTTTTGCATATCCTGCACTGTAGGCCTCGAGTTAAACTCTAGGCTTGGAGTTAATAGGCCTATAACTCGGCCGTAGCTACTTGTGAGGGTATCCTCTATAAACCATTTTTTCATATTGTTTGGATAGGTTGCCACGTTGCCAAACGCATAATCGACGGCACTTGGCTTTTCATCCTCATACTCACGATAAGCCTCAGCTCGTACGAGCACTGTCCCGGCCTGTATATCTAGGTGCTCGATCGTCGCGCATAACCTACCGCTTGGAAATTCTGCCCGAAATCTTTTAATGCGAGCGTTTACATCCTCATAGTTATCTAAGAATCCCATTAGATTAGCTCTCTATCTTTCAGAGCTTGAGCGATTGCACGCCCTCTTACAAAGCCCTCGCCGTGGCCTTGTCTCCAGCCTATCGAGTAGCCAATTACCATAAACATAAAGCCCATACCGCACGCGGCAAGGCTTATTAAAATGTCTGCACTGTTCATATATCGCCCTTTGTTAAGGCCGATTAAGCTACTACCCGAGTAGCCCTCTCGGCGTTTGTAGTATCAGTATGAGGCTACCTACTGACAAAAGGCAATTATTTGGCTAGGCGTGTCTCTAATAATATCTCGTATATCTTGTCAATCTTGGCATCCATACGCTCCTGCCGTACCTCGATGTGATCGATACGGCCTCGTAGGTTATGCCCTCCATTACCGTCAGGCTTTAGCTCCGATAAATAATATTTAACAAAGTGTCGGATAAGCCCAGCCCCCAGCCCCAAAATGGTAAAACTCCCCAAAGTTAAACCGACTACGAGCTGGGCTTGCTCCATTACTTCTTTACGCCAAACTGACCTTCGGACGGTTGGAGTGCCTTAAGTAATGGCCCGATTAGCCCAGCGATAAACGCGTTAGCTAATACTTTAGGGTCTGTAATGCCTGACATATATAGCGCTGCCGCACTTGCTAGGGCTGCTCGCCCGTAGGATTTCGCAGCTGCGATTGCTTGCTCTTTCATTGTGTAGCTCCTTAGTGCCCTTAAGGATGTGCGATAACTATAAACCTAAACTAGCGATTAACGCTTTAGCCTTGGCCGGTGATACTTCCACTTCCCAGTGCATTTCATCGGCTCGACTCTTAAAATCGCCGCCCCACTTAAGGCCGTATTTTTTAGATAATGCCCGGATCATAGGCACCTTTTCAGCTGGGAATGTGCCCACTTTGCCGAGAGGATGCTTTGTAGCATTTAGATCAATAGCCGTCCCGGATGAGTGGCAGGATAGTTTTGTAGGGTTGCCTCTTACCATCCTGTACGCGTACGCCCAGTCGTCGAACGTACCCTCATCGATTGGCTCGATCAGCTCGTGAAACTCCGCAGCAAAGGCGGCCAAAAGAGGCCCAACACTTTCGGCACACCTTAGCTTACGATCCGTACCTTTTACAAGGTAGGACTTTATTTTAATTGCTTCCGGATCTTTAGATGCCGGGTAGCCGTTATAGCTAGTCTCCATTATCCAAGTAAAGCCGCTACTTCATCGGCGGTTAAACCGAGTTTAGCGAGTACCGCCTCTTTGGCGGCGGCTTTATCCGCTAAAGCTTGTGCCTCTAATTGTGTACGCTCTAGATCCGCTTGTCGTTGCGCTAATTCATCCTCTGTTAATTCGCGCTCGATAATTTCGCCGGTCGTAGCGTTAAGAATTTTTATCGTCATTTAATTAACTCCAAATACTGTAATAGTACCGCCGTCGAAATTCGCGCCGGTGTTTGTTACCGTGCAGCTATTGATCGCGGCCGTATTGCGCCACGCTCCGCCCTGCTCAATCATAATATTATCAACGCTGCCACCCGTAAAACCAATCATATTGTAAATTTTTACGGCATTTGTAGACGCGTAATTAAAAAAATTAAGGACGTAAGCGTTGCTCGTCGCGCTAGCGGCGGCGGATTGTCCCGCACTTAATCTAATACGGCTATCGTTGGTGTCGCTATAAAAATTAGAGGTCGCTCCAATCCGACTAGTACCTGTATAGGCGTAACCGCTCGTAGTTCCATTAACATAAAACTCGAGTTGTATATTTGAGTCAGTTGAAAGTGCATTGATAACAATAAACAAACTTTTATAAGTAGATGGAATTGACGAAATAGTAACGGCCGACCCTGATAAAGATGTACTAGCAATCTGAGTCATACCACCGCTTGCGGGCGTAGCCCACTTTAACCCGGTGGCCGTAGTTGAGTCTGCCGTTAATACGGTGTCATTAGCCCCTACCGCTAAACGCGCAAAAGTGTCTGCACCTGTCCCGGGTACTAGATCACCTTTAGCATCGATAGCCGTAGCCATTGAGTTAGTAACGGTTACGGTACCTGAGGTACCTCCGCCGCTAATACCTACACCTGCGGTAACTCCCTCGATGTCACCGGCTGCATTTGTTACCCAAACAAAATCCATATCGGTATTAGAGTTTTTACTCAATACCTGTCCCGTAGTGCCGCCTTTGAGATCGACTAGCGAGGCATCGATAGAGTCGCCTAGGGCCTCGATAGCCGTCGCCCCATCTCGGACTAAATCTGTCGATGTAGGAACGGGCCAAAGAAAATTCGGTGTGACGGTTGCCATTATGTTAAACCTCCAAATGCGTTTTCCCACTCAAGTGTAGCGTTTACACCTGTCCAAATTAGGCTAGGCGGGCTTACTGTGTCCCACTGTGGCGCGACCAGTGAGAAATCTGTAGGGCTTAAAGTAAGGGTAAGATCTACGAATTGAGGCGTAGCCCTAATTGCAAACCCCTCTACAAAGCCGTTAAACGATCCATTAAACATATTGATCGGTAGGTTATTAATTACTACCGGCTCGCCAAAAAATACATCGATAAGCTTGTCTCGCTCGGCATCGGGTAGCTCTGTGTTATCAAGTCTAAAGGTAATGCTCTGCAGCTGCTCGCGTGGGATAGCCCGGAGGCCTAGCTCCCGATCCATAACATCGTTTACGTCGGCTATCTTGTCTAGGTTAGAGCTTACGCTTCTTTGATAGCGGCCGTATACGGCGATGGAGTCAGCATCAAGGGCCGTAGCTTGGCTTGAGTAATTGTTACCATAATTAAATACAAGGGAGTTACGAATCTTGCCTATTTGTAGGATGGATTTAACGCTAGAGGGAGTAGCATAATTAGCCGAGATTGTCGTATAGCCGTTAGTCGATAAGTAGGCGGTACGATGATCGGCATCGGCGTAACATACGCGCCCTGCTTTATCCTCATATATTTGTCCTAAAGCACTCTGCGCTATCTGAGCGCATAGGTTATAGCTGCTAAACGGATCTGCCGTACGTGGAATCATCTCGTATAGTCCAGGCTGATCGATCTCGCCGAGTCCTACGTTTTCTGCATTAGCCCACGTAGTCGTAGGGTCATAAGCCGCCCACTCTAAAGCCGGTGCTACCTCAAACCAAGAGTTAATAAGCAATTCGTTTAGGATGTCGTAAATTTGATTTCCGTCGTAGTCTTTGCTCAAGGCATCCGGGAAAAGCGCCTTAGTCAATTTAGCCAAGGATCCGACGGCCAATATATTACCGATTGTTACAAAGCCAACCTCCTCAGGCGAGCGTACGGATATGCCAAAATCGGATACCGTACCGCCAAACACGGGTACGTATACGCCGGCGCTATTCTTGAGCTCTAAGGTAAGGCTATCGGTTACATCAATATCAAAAGCCGTATTATCTATGTTTACAATTTCCATACGGGCATAGCCGGCGTTGCACTGCAGGTCGATATCATCGCGACCAGTGGCCATAGTCACGCTCAGGACATTATCGTAAACGGTAGTGCCTACGATAATTTTCCACTCGGGTAGCCAAGCGCTCACTCTACGTATACTCCTGAGCCGCGGTTAGTTGAGGTTCCTCGATATCCAGATTGGTTAAGGATATCCTCAAAAGTTCTAGCTAGTGCCTCGGGATCTGTACCGTATCCGGCATTAATTGTTATGTCGTATTGCGCCGCTGCCTGAGCTGCATAACGCGCGCCGCTGCTCGCAGCTGAAAGGCTTAGGCCGGAGGCTAAACCCTGCATCAATGAGCCTTGAGCTGTTGGATCGCTAAGCGATATTTTAGCTAGTGATGCTGCGT